GAGTTAGAGGCGTTGGTTAGTGCGTTGTCTAGTCGTTACAGCATCATGTACAATAAAATGTTTGTACTACATATTAAAAGCAATAACGAATACGTTATTACATACAATGTAGATCAAGGAAATGTAAATGATATTCCTGAAAATACAATTCTTGTACATAGAAAAAAAGAATCAAACACATTATATACTATCAACGCATTAAACGAGTTGATTAAAAAGTTAAACGGTGGAGTTGTAGACACCCGTTTTCCAGTAAACTGGCAACATTATAAAAATTGTATTTTGTTAACTCAACACAATGAGATTAAGCAATTAAATACAAAGATTTATCAAATTGTTGAACTATAATTTGGTTATTTAAAAAAAGGTTATTATATTAAACGTTGTAAACAATAAAAATAGTTATATTATGAATCTAGACGCAATCAAGAAAAAACTTGAGTCAATGCAAAAAACCTCTAATGGTGGTTCAAGCAACAATTCAAGCAATGTTAAGCGATTTAAGCCTACCATTGGAAAACAAACAATCCGTGTTGTACCTTTTAAATACAACAAAGAATTTCCATTTACGGAAATGAAATTTTACTACGGTATCGGAAGCCGTAAAGTAATCGCTTCGCCTTTAAACTGGGGTGAAAAAGATCCAATTGCAGAATTTGCAAAACAATTACGTGGAACAAACGACAAAGAAAATTGGCGTTTAGCTAAAAAATTAGATCCGAAAACTCGTATCTATGCACCTGTAATTGTACGTGGTGAGGAAAGTGAAGGTGTTCAATTGTGGGAATTTGGTAAAGAAATTTATGAAGCATTTTTGCAAATGGCAGCTGATGAAGAAGTAGGTGATTTTACAGACATCATGTCTGGACGTGACATCAAAATGACTACAGTAGGACCTGAAGCTACGGGTACAAAGTACAATAAAACAACTATTGCTCCATCAATGAAAACTACTCCATTATCAGATGATTCTAAACAAATCGAAAAATGGTTAGAAGAGCAAGAAAATCCAAAAGATTTGTACAAACCACTTCCATTTGATGCTATCAAACAAGCACTTCAAGAATGGTTAAATCCTGAAGAAGAAGAAGGAATGGAAGAAGTAATAGATGAAGTAAAAGAAGAACCAAAATCAAACTACAGTTTATCTACTAAACCAGCAGCTAAAAAGTCAAAAGAAGAACAATTTGATGATTTGTTTGGTGAAGATGATGACGATGCTCCATTTTAATTAATATAAACAAGTTATGGCTAAAGGAAGAAAATCGCTCACTGAAGCGGCGGACAAGGAACTAAAATCTGCGTTCAATTTAGATAAATTTAAGGCAAATAAAGGTTTAGCATCAAATGTTAAATGCAAAGAACAAAAGTGGATTCCATTTTCACCCGCTCTACAGGAAGCATTGTCCATTCCAGGTATTCCTATGGGACATAATTCAATGGTTCGAGGTAAAAGTAACACAGGTAAATCAACTATGACCATTGAGGTAGCAGTTAATGCTCAAAAGATGGGAATATTACCTGTGTTGATTATTACCGAAATGAAACACGATTGGAACCACTGGAAAACAATGGGTTTTGAAATCGAAGATGTAGTTGATATGGAAACTGGTGAAGTTATAGACCAAACAGGTTTCTTTATTTACCGAGATAGAAGTTCATTGAATTCAATTGAGGATATTGCTGAATTTATTATCGACTTGTTAACCGAACAGAAAAAAGGTAACCTACCATATGACCTACTATTCATTTGGGATTCAGTTGGTTCAATTCCATGCCAAATGTCTATTGAGCAAGGTAAAAATAACCCAATGTGGAACGCAGGAGCTATTGCAACTCAATTCGGTAATTTTATCAATCAACAGATTGTAATGTCTCGTAAAGAAAGCTCAAAATACACGAATACCTTGTTTATTGTAAACAAAGTAGGTGTTGCTCCGGCTTTAACTCCTATGTCACAACCTAGGATGACAAATAAAGGTGGAGATACATTTTACTATGACGTGTCATTGTGTTTGACTTTTGGAAATGTTACAAATGCTGGTACTTCTAAACTTAACGCTGTTAAGGACAAGAAAAAAGTTGAATTTGCATTGCGTACAAAAATTGCTTGTGATAAAAACCACATTAATGGAATCACTACAATGGGTACTATTGTTTCAACAGTACATGGATTTATTAAAGATGATCCAAACGCAATTAAAAAATACAAAGATGCACATTCACATGAATGGGCAGATATTTTAGGACAAGGTAATTATACATTACAGGAAGATAATAGTGAGTGGGACGAAAAAGCACCAACACCTGATTTATTTGAAAACGAAGATTAATATGAAAAAAAACCTCTTAAACCTCTTAGATAACATACAAGAACACGGGGACGAAACCCCACAATCGGAGCGCTACCTGCTTATAGATGGACTTAATCTCTTCTTTCGAAACTTTAGTGCAATTAATGCAGTCAATTCAAATGGAGTCCACATTGGAGGTTTAGGAGGATTTTTTCGTTCTTTGGGGGCTTTAATTCGCACCATTCAACCAACACAAGTTTATGTTGTGTTTGATGGTGCGGGTTCCTCCAATAATAGAAAAAACATTATACCTGAATATAAATCTGCAAGGAATATAACTCGGGTAACAAAACATGAACTATTTGATAGTTTAGAAGAAGAAGACGACTCTAAAGTAGATCAAATTGTTCGAATCATTCAATACTTGAAGACATTACCTGTTAAAACAATATCTTTACCTCGAGTAGAAGCAGATGATATTATTGCATATTTAAGCGATACACTGCTTACTAAACCCGAAGACAGAGCCTTCATAGTATCCAGCGATAAAGATTATTTACAGTTGGTAACCGAACAAGTAATCGTTTATCGTCCAATTGAAAAAGAATACTACACTACAGATACTGTAAAAGAAAAATTTAATGTACCTCCACATAATTTCTTATTGTATAAGTTATTGATGGGTGATAATTCTGATGGAATTACAGGTATTAAGGGGTTAGGACCTAAAGGTCTATTTAAAAAATTCCCTGAATTAGCTGAACGCAATTTATCGTTTGACGATTTATTAGATATTGCTGAAGCAAAATTAAAAGAACATGTTGTATATGCAAGAGTATTACATGATGTTCCTTTATTAGAGGATAAATATAGAGTTATGGATTTGTCTAATCCTATGATAAGCGATACAGACAAAATGTTTATAGATAAGTTTGTTGAAAACACTCACCTAAACTTTTTACCTCACACATTTGTTGAAATGTGTAATGAAGATCAAATTGGAAACTTAATTCGAAATACTGAATTCTGGGTTCAAGATATTTTCAAAGATTTGTTGGTTACCCGACAATAAGTTATTAAATTTAAATAAAAGTTATAATATGACACTTCATTCAATAGATGAATACGGACCCGCGTTTCAAATGAAAGTAATATCTTCATTATTGACGCATAAGGAATTTTTACAAAACATTAACGACGTACTGAGCGATGAATATTTTTCTAACCCAGCACATAAATGGGTTATAAATGAAATTTTAAAGTACTACGAAAAATATCATACTACCATTTCAATGGACATTTTGAAAGTTGAAATGAAAAAGTTAGACAATGAAGTACTTAAAGTATCTGTTAAAGAACAGTTACGAGAAGCATATAGAGCAGACATTGAAGATTTAGCTTATGTACAAGAAGAATTTTCTACATTTTGTAAAAACCAACAGTTAAAAAAAGCACTATTAAATAGTGTTGACTTGCTAAAAGCAGGTGACTATGACTCAATCAAATACATGATTGAATCAGCAATGAAAGCTGGTGCTGACAAAAACATTGGACATGAATATAAAAAAGATACTGAATCACGTTACCGTGAAGACCATAGAACAATAGTACCTACTCCTTGGCCTGAAATTAATGAACTAGTTCAAGGTGGTTTAGGTAACGGAGATTTAGGTTTGATTTTTGGTAATCCTGGAGGAGGTAAATCTTGGACACTAGTTGCTTTAGGTGGTTATGCTGTAAAAATGGGATACAATGTTATCCACTATACTTTAGAATTAAGTGAAGCATATACTGGAAGACGATATGACGCTTTCTTTACAGGTGTACCTGTTGACCAATTAGAAAAACATAAAGATAACG